AAACAAGTAACACTTGCTACATAATTAGCATCTACAGGTAAGAAATTTAGATCACAATTATTAACATCTACTATGGAATTTTTAACCTGATTGCCAGAACTATCTTTTACATTAACTCTAAATTGATGCGTTGGAAAATTAGTTGGTAACGTCCAGGTAATAAAAGGCCTACCTGTTGAACTATTATCAGTATCGGTAAAAGATAAATTAGCTGGTGGTAAAACTGCGTATGCGGATGGTATGTTTGCTAGTTCTTCAAGCGGTTCTTGAGGTGGTACTTCCCATGTATAAACATCAAAATACTCATCCATAGAAACAGTTAATAATCCTGAAGGTTGTATTTCTAATAATTCAATTCTAAATATTTTATTATTAAAGCCAAGCCCAGCGTATGTAAGCGACACGATATCACCAACGTTCGTTTTAAAAAGCTCTGGAGTTGCAGCGAAAGTTACTCTGGTTTGGTTTCTTGATCTAGTAAGAATAGCCTTGCCCATGTTGTGTGCAATATAGGGATCACTACAAAACGGAAATTCAGCCCTTACTTCTAAAACTTCTCCTCCGTCATCATAAGTATAATCCTCACCTGAAACTGAAGCTGTATGCAAAACAGTTGCTGTATCTAATTCATATTTTTTATTAGCGTTAAAAAATTCAACAATAACTTTATTTGCACGTTTATCTTTATCCCCATAAGTTACTGATATACCAGCTTCAGCAATTATATGGTTGTCATTAATATTAAATGTAGCAGAGCCAGTATCTTCAATTTGCAGTTCATAATTGCCATTAAAGTAGGTAAAAATACCACGCATATTAGAGAGCAATTCATTTGCGTTCTGCATAACAGTTTTATTGCCATCAACATAACCATTACAAGTAAATCTTTTTGTTTTTACTAAATATGTTCCTGATTGTGATGAAAAAGTTGAGCTTAATGTAGTTCCTATAAACCACTTGTAATAGGTAACATTATTACCAAAAAATCTATCCCTTCTAGCTGCTAGTATTTCTTCACGATCTAGAACCTGGTTACCATTAGTATCATAAATACTTAACAGCTCTCCAACTTTTCCCTGCCACCAGGCATCATCATCAGCCAGAATTAAAAAATCATCACCAGCCACGCCACTCCAAGTAATAGGTTTTGCTGTACCATTAAAATAAGGCTGATCTACCTGAACATCACAAAGATTAGCTGCTGTAGTAAAAGTAGAAAAATTAACCTTATTACTTGGCAAGCCTTTTCCATATTCATTGTTTAATATGTAATCTTGAAAAATTATTGCTGGATTATCAGACCAGGCATAGGTGCTTGGTGTTGCCAGTCTTTGAGAACCGCTACCGCCATTTGTTGAATCTTGTCTTTGATCGTATATTTTCTTGCCTTGTACTTGTACTGTAATTTGTGGCACGCCCCTGAATTGGCCTTTAGCATCATAAATAAATGAAGCTGCAATATAAGCAACACCATTTAACTTATGTGCTGTAGTCCATTGACTTCCAATAGATGCTCTAAGCATTGGATCTGCTGATTGTGATGCAGCACCATGATGTGCGTTAAAGACATATCTATAACCACCCAAAGCTGGGTTAGTTCCAAATGTACCGCCTGTTAAATCTACTGAGCCAGAGGTTTGATTTGCTGTACATAACGAACCAGCTCCAGAGGATATTTTATCTGAGCCAATATAACCACCATTTCTAAACTGATTAGGATCATTTAAAGGGTTTCCATCAATCTCTATAGAATCAAGCATTATGTTTTCTACTTCGCCCACACTTAACGCATAGACTATAAATAGATGTGATGAAGAATTAGATGCAGTGTCCATGTAGACAACTTGAGCTCCAACCCTTCTACTACCATAAACAATTGGTAACTTGCCACCTGCTGCAACTTTATTAGCTAGTATGTCCTGGCCTTTAGCCAGCATATCTCGCATTTGCATAAAGTTTCTAGTACCAACAACTAAAGTAGCTGCTGTTGCAACAAGCATAGCTTTACCTAAAGCAGCACTTCCTAAAAACGTTGCATTAGCCCAAGTATTAGCTATCCATGATCCTATTTTTGCAAAGAAAGCACCAACAGCAGACATTATGAACCCCACCTAACATCATTTTTAACTTGGGTTGCAAATTCAAAACCTCTATCACCAGAACTAAAGTCTTGTTGTGATTCATCTGAGTAATGCCTGCCCTTAGTAAGATTCCAATTACTCCAATGACTAGCAATTGTAAGTTGCATTGTTGAATTGTTAATAGTCTCTTCAATAGATACGTTTCTGATATTTCCTGTAAAGTAAGATATAGCCCCAACTATTGCATCATTTGCATTAAAGTAGGCTAAATATACTTCAACAGTTTTATCAGTAAATGCTCCGCTTTGTACTAAAGAACGTACCTGATCTGTAACATTACTAAATCCTAAATTTATCTGGTCTATCTGTAATGCACCTGTTTCAGTTGTTGCATCAACTGTTAAAAAAGATCCACCAGCCTCGTATGTTTCTGAATTATATGTAACGTTTGTATAAAAATCTGTAAGTCTTATAACAGTAGATAAGTTTAATTCTACTAGAAACGCTTGTTTAGTAGATGTTGCTGAAACCTGGGTTTGTAAAGCGGTACTTAGACTTCTTGGCATTATGTAATAACTTCCCTAACATCAAATGAAATATTATAAAAACCGCTTGAATCCGTAGAGTACATAATCTCATTACTTTCAAGATAAACTGTAAATTGTGGTTTATTTACAATAACTGCCACATTGTCTGTTAAAGCTGTTACTAGGTTTGGGCTTATTAAAACTGTTAATGCACCAGAGCTGTTGGCATCTATATCTGATTGCACCATATAAACTTTTGAATGATTGGCAAACTTAATTAAATCACCAGCCTTTAAAGCACCTGTCTGGCTAGCTGTAAAGCCATCTAAGGCAATAGAAGCATCTGCTGCTGTATGACTTCCTACTACTTGTATATCTGTTTCAAGCCTGCCTGCACCTAAATTATTTAATGGGGCTGCAATAGTAAAATCCTCAAATGATCCTTTTTGTTTTTGTAAAAATGCAAAATATGCCTGGGCGTTTTCTTGTTTCATTGGTGGCATTTGCACTGTAAAGCTGAAATATTGACCGCCAATTTGTCTAACTGATTTTTTACCAGATAGTGTTTGATTTAATAAAGTTGGTCTATTATCTTTGAATTGTGTAGATCTAAAATTTACTGTTGTTGGATATTGTCCACTCATTAAGCTACCCCAATCTTGCCTTGCGTATTCATGGCATTATTTATTATTTGCGTTATAAGACCTTTTCTAGAGGCTAACAATTGGTCAAAGCCAGCAGCATCTACTGTTGATATATTAAAGTTGACTGTTGCACCGCCAGAGCCTTGTCCTTGAGTATGGTCAATAACAGTTTCATTTGGATGTAATATTGCTGGGAATCCACCCTTACCATCTACACCGCCAGCTCTAGCACCCATTCCTGTATATCCACCGCCATCAAAAGAAGCACCACCGCTTCCTCCGCTACTACCACTACCTGTTCCTGTTGATGTGCCAAAACTAAACATAGTTAAAAGATTTTTAATAACCAACTGCTGTATTGCTACCCTTATTAACTCTTCAACAACAACTGATGCAAAATCTTTAAATGCAAGTTTTCCTGTTTTAAGGCCATTAACTATTGCATCTTCAAATGACTTCATAGACTTAACGCCTATTTGCTCCATTGTTTTACCTACATCCTCTAATTGGGCTTTATATACAGCTAATGGACTACCAATGTTAGTCATTTGTACGCCTGTATCTTTTAACGTTTCATTAAAATCTTTATTTGAATCTCTAATATCATCTAACGAAAGTTTAAAACCCCTAACTTTGTTGGCTGTTACCTCTGCCTTTTTTCCAAAATCAGTTGTTCTTAAACCCATTACAATAATTTCATCTTTTAATACAAATACACTTTCTGCTAACTGATCTACTTGGTTGCCATAATCTTTAAAAGGATTCATTTGTAATAAATTTGCCTGAAATACTGCAAATTCAATTTGTAATTCTTTTAGCTGAATTTTTATATCATTTACAAAAGTTGCAAAACTATCTACAAAATTGCCAAAGGCTTGAATTCCAGAAGCTACGCCATTTATAATTGCATTAGCAATATTTAAACCTAAAGCATCCATTCCACCAGCCTTATCAATAGTAGTTTGTATAAAATCAGCTATAGTTTTTTGCATTTTTTCAAAAATAGGCAAGAATGACGTTGTAATATTATTAACAAAAGAACCAATCTGCATTTTAATAACGCCAATAGCATCATTGAATTCTTCAGTTCTTCTTATAA